GATGTGAAATATAAAGGAACGGAAATATGCACACTTGAAGATTTCTTGTATTTCTGTAAGGTAAAATCGGTACAGCCTATTATCGAATTAAAAAGAGGCTACGACAATAGTTGGATAAAAGGCGCGTATAATGTGGCAAGTAAATTGGGAATGCTTGATAAGGTTGTATGGAATTCTTTTGAGCATTCGTTTTTAACATATATACACAGTCTATGTGATTTTACTAATTTTTTTGTAAATGTAGATAGGGATATAGATGAGGATGCAATAAATATAGCAATCAATCTTAAAACAAATAGTAATGCTGTTTATATAGGTTCTACAGTTGAGAAACTTACTTCAAATGGCGTTTCTAAAGCGTTGTCAAACAATATCCAAGTAGGCGTTGGTACAACAGATGAAAAATCTGTAGCAAAAGAGTTTGCAAAAAATGGAGTACATTTTGTTTGCACAAATGCGTTGTTGATCGATGATTTGTATTAAAGTAATGAAGTATGTTACATTACTAATTAACTAAAGAGGACTTTAGTTAACCAGTAAAATTCAAAACATGTACAACGACTTTTGACGAAAGAGGTGATATACTATGCTTAGTCCAGAATATTTACGGCAAATTACAGAGGGCAGTGAACAAATTGCCGAAGAACTGCATCAGTATATCATCTCTGAGATCGTGCCGAGAATGGTGGCAAGAATCGGCAGAGGTGAGGACTATATTCTGACCAATGCCGATGCGTGGAGAATCAGAACGCTACAGGAATCTGGTGAACTGCTAGAGGACATTCTGGCAGAATTATCCAAATACACCAAACGCGAGCAACAGGAACTTCTTGAAGCGTTTGAAGATGCCGGAATCACTGCAATGAACTATGATGATAAGGTATATAAGGCGGCAGGATTAAGCCCCGTACCGCTCGAACAATCTCCAGCTATGATAAGGCTCATGGAACGAAATATGCTTGCAACCATGGGCGAGTGGAAGAACTTTACACAAACAACTGCAAGTGCCGCTCAGAGGCTATATATCGAACAATGTGACCTTGCATACAATCATGTGATGACTGGGGCAGTTGGATATACGCAAGCCATCAAAGAGGCAGTTAATAACGTTGTGAGTGATGGTGTTACGGTCACATATCCATCTGGCAGAAAAGACACGATCGAAACAGCAGTAGCACGTTCTGTCAGAACCGGCGTGGCACAGGCTACTGGAGATATATCCCTCAAACGCATGGAGGAAATGAACTGGGATTTAGTTCTGGTCAGTGCTCACATGGGAGCCAGAACTGGTGATGGCGGAGAGAATCCGGGGAATCACGCATGGTGGCAAGGAAAGATATACTCTCGTTCTGGCAAGAGCAAGAAATTTCCGCCGTTCTCATTGACCGGATATGGAACAGCAAGCGGACTGTCAGGAGTTAACTGTCGGCATAGCTTTGGAGCAAGTGACGGGGAACTTAATCCTTATGCAGAACTATCAGCACAGGATAAAGCCGACAAAGGTAAACAGTACGAAAAGGAACAGCGACAACGTACTTACGAGCGAAGAATCCGCAAGACGAAACGTGAAGTCCTTGGAATGCAATCGGCGGTTGATAACTGCAAGGATGAACAGGCAAAATTCGCATTACAGCAAGATCTTGACCGGAAGTCTTATCTTTTGCAGAAACAAAATGCTACATACAAAGATTACTGCAAGCGGAACGACCTGAGAGAACTGCAAGACCGGCTCATGATCGCTAAGTGGAACCGCCAGAACGCCGCAAAAGCCAGAAGGGCAGCAAAAAGATATAAAACAGCAAAGGGGATTGACTGATGGACAGATGGGAATATTACAATCCGAATCCTGCTGGGAATCGAGTCGGAGATTGCGTTGTCCGGGCAATATGCAAAGCAACTGGCTTCGACTGGGAAACGGTATTCGCCGGATTAATGATACAGGCATGCGCTCTGTCAGATATGCCATCAGCTAATTACGTTTGGGGAGCGTACCTCTACAAACATGGGTACAGACGCAAACTGATTGAACAATCAGAACGATATATCTATACAGTCAACGATTTTTGCGCAGATCATCAGACAGGCACATACATTCTCTGCATAGATGGTCATGTGGTGACAGTACAAGATGGTAAATATTATGATACATGGGATTCCGGAAATGAAGTCCCGGTATATTACTGGGAAAAGGAGTAGCTAAATGAGCATACAGGAATTTATTCAGTTTTTTCTTTCAATCTGTGGAGGAGTATCAATTATTGGAGGGGCAGCAGCTGTTGTTTTTAAATGGATTACTCCGGCATTTCGACTCAACAAGCGAGTTGAGACACTGGAAGAACATGATAAGCGAGATTACGAGAGTCTTCAGAGGATTGCGGAACGTGATTCATTGATTCTGGAAGTATTGTCGACCATGTTGGACAGCCAGATTAGCGGGAATAACGTTGAGGAATTAAAAAAAACAAAACAGAAGCTTACAAATTATCTTGCGCAGAATCAGCGTTAATTGCATTAATAAGGGGTATGCTCATGAAATTATATGTGTTCACGAAAAAAGATATAGACAGGTTCTTGAGGGAGTGTAATTTCACACCGGACGAAGAAAGACTGTTCCGGCTGAGATGCAAGGAATATACGCTTGAATACTGCGCTGAACAAATGAACGTGAGCATATCTACCGTAAAGAGATTAAGCAGAAGAGTAAACAGTAAGATTATAAAAGTATGCTAAAAGGAGAGGCAATTTACCCCTCCTTCTTTTTATGCAAAATCTTCTTTTACAGCTCTTTCAAGTAGCTTTATAACATATTCTGGTGGAGTTCGCTTGCCACTCTCCCAGTTTTCTATGCTTCTTTTAGGAATACCATATTTTTCAGAAAAAGCTTGCTGGCTCAGATTTGTAAAATTCCTTAATTCCTTTACATCCATATATTAACCTCTCGTTTCTTCCCAATCGCCATCGTCAAAAATGGTAACCTGTCTATGTATCGTCTGCATCCAGTCTTCACCAGTGAAATTTCCGAACGGATCTCGGCTTTTTCTCGGTACTTCCTGTTCTAATTTCACATAACGACACCACGTAGATTCGTCTTTTACTATTTTCCATCCTTTTTCAATTAATTGCTTAATCCTTTCTTCGCCCGTCATTTTATTATCCTCCCTTGACTATATTTTTACCTTCGTGGTATAATGTCTTTGTCACTTACAGAGGGATGTTCTGTAAGCGGAGTGCCTAACGATTCCGGGCACCACGGATTGAAATAATAATTTTAGGTATAAAGAGCTAGTTTTGCATGCTTAGCTCTTTTTACTTTGCATTTTTTCCGTCTCCATAACATTTATAAAACGCTTCAACCAGCTCTGCCAGTTCCTGCGGCGTGAGCTTTTCTTTTAGGTCATCCGGGATACGATTGTAATTGCGCGCAAAGGTTTCAACACAATCTCCAATTTTGCATGCCTTTTTGACCTGTTCAAGTTTGTACATTGCTCCGATTTCTTCAGCTGTAAACATCCCTTTTCTAAGAGCTTCACGGCCTTCTTTGTCTCGATCAAGCCCCAATGATTTTATCGCTACTTTCTTACTAATGACTCCGATTCCTTGTATTTTCATTTTAATCCTCCTTTATTATAAAACGCGATATCTCACGATATCTTCAACTTTCTCAGGACTTCCATACCAGTATTTTTCGTCTGGATTCCATTTAAGCCCAAATTCTTTTAAAGTTTTCCTACAATTAAAAGTATTTCCAGAAACAACTCCGTCTCCAAGGTTAAAAAGAACTTCGCATCCATCAAGGAAAGCATTGAAATATTTGCCAAGCTTTGCGAGCTTGAGATCTTCTTTAGCTTTTTCCCATGCTCTTTTAAGTGCTACAGAAATAGTACATTTACACTGTCTTACGATACTCCATGCATTTTTCATGATTTCTGATTTGTTATACTTCATAATGCTTACCTCCTAAATGATTCCTTATTTCCTCTTGTTGATATTATAATACCACCCAGTGAGTGATATGTCAATACTTTTTTGACACTTTTTCGAACTTTTTAGATTGATATATCTATGTAAAAATATAATCAGAAAGGCGGTGCATAAGATGGCATTATATAACAATCCTTATCAATACAGTTTTGGCGTTCCTGGGCAGATGAACCAGTTCCAGCAACAGCCTGTCCAGATTCCAACTCAACCAGTACAGCAACCACAGCAGAATAATAGCGGTATCCTGTGGGTATCCGGCGAAGTTGGTGCAAAATCCTATCTGGTAGCACCTGGGACAAGCGTTTTACTGATGGACAGTGAAAGTGAAAAGTTCTACATAAAATCCACAGACGTATCCGGCATGCCGCAGCCACTGCGAACGTTTGAATACCACGAGGTAGGCTCTCAGATGCCGCCTAAGCAGACTGTTCAGAACATGGACAGTAAATACGTCACCAGACAGGAATACGACGATTTAAAGGGCAAATACGAAGCTATCATAAACCGATTAAATTCATTTTCTGAACCTGTTAGGGCTAATACCGTGCAGAAGTCAGCAATCAAGGGAGGAAATGCAGATGAGTAATCCATTATTTAACGCACTTGGCGGTGGGATGCCGCAGGGAAATGGGCCAATGCAGATGATACAGCAGTTTATGCAGTTTAAGCAGAATTTTAAAGGAGATCCGAAAGCAGAAGTTGAGAAAATGCTACAGTCTGGAAGGATTTCACAGCAACAGCTTAATCAGGTTCAACAGATGGCAGGGCAGTTCCAGCACATGCTGAAAGGAATGAAATAGTACATTACAATCTGGCCAGATTGATGTAAATATACAATAAAGGAGATTATATTATGGATGGAAATTATAGCTTAGCAGATATTGCCGCTGCTACTGGAAACGGTAGAAATAATGACGGCATGTTTGGCGGAGATGGTGCATGGTGGCTTATCGTGCTTTTCTTGTTCGTATTCTGCGGATGGGGAAACAACGGCTGGGGCAATAATGGCAACGGCGGTGGATATGCAGCCACAGCAGCTACTCAGGCAGACATCCAGAGAGGATTTGACAATTCCGCTGTGATTAGCAAACTTGACGGAATCAATAACGGTCTCTGTGACGGATTCTATTCAATGAACAATGGTATGCTTACCGGATTCAACGGAATCAACACAAACATCATGCAGACTGGTTTCGGCATTCAGCAGGCTATTAATGCTGACACTGTAGCTAATATGCAGAATACCAATGCACTCCAGGCACAGCTTGCAAACTGCTGCTGCGAAACCAGAGAAGCAATCCAGGGCATAAACTATAACATGGCACAGAATACCTGTGCATTGCAGAACACCATGAACAGTAACACAAGAGACATTATCGACAGCCAGAACGCCGGAACAAGGGCAATCCTTGATTACCTGTGCAACGAGAAGATATCCAATCTCCAGGCTGAAAACAATGATCTCAGACGTGCCGCTTCTCAGGATCGCCAGAGTGCGCTTCTCACAACTGCAATGGCTTCTCAGACACAGCAGCTCATTAATGCGATTAATCCAGCACCGATTCCGGCATATCAGGTTCCTAATCCGAACACATATTACGGATGCGGATGCAACACCGGATGTAATTGTTAACAACTTCATATCGAGAGTATCTTTCGATTGATTCGGATGTCGGCTTATGCCGTATTACACAGAGGGGCAGGCTGAGACCTGTCCTTTTGTGATATGAAAGGAGTATTTTTATGGCAGAATTTACAAATGTAGCTGCTCAGACTGTAGCAGCAAATGGAAACGTAGTATTTTCAAACACAGCAGTCAAAGGTTCTAACTGCATTCAGCACAGGGAAGGAAGCGGGATTATTACGCTGAGAGGGTTTACTAACCAGTGCAAGGCTAGATTTTTCGTGGACTTCTCTGGTAATATCGCAATTCCAACAGGCGGTACTGTCGGAGCTATTTCTCTGGCTATTGCAATCTCTGGTGAACCTGTATTATCTTCACAGATGATTTCCACACCGGCAGCAGTAGATCAGTACAACAATGTGTCCTCTGGTATCTATATTGATGTACCTCGCGGATGTTGCGTTAATATCGCAGTAGAGAACACAAGCGATCAAGCTATTTCTGTTGCGAACGCAAACATTGTTGTGACCAGAGAAGCATAGGAGGTGTGATTATGAGAGACATTAAAGACTTATGTGCAAGAATCGAAGATGAACTTTCCAAAATTGCTGACAGTGGGCTGACCACTGGAAATCTGGAAATGACATATAAGTTGATTGATATGTACAAAGATATCAAGAATACACAGTACTGGGACAAAAAAGTGGAGTATTACAACACTGTCCTTGATGAGATGCGTGGCGGATACAATGACGATTACAGCGAGCGCGGAAGAAAACGTGACAGCATGGGGAGATACAGCGCAAATGATGGCAGAATGATGCCGGATTACGACAGGGGCAATTCTTATGCCAGACGTGGTGAACATTATGTCAGAGGGCATTACAGTCGTTCTGATGGGCGAGATGCTTACGATGACTATATGACGCAGAAGCAAAGCTATCGTTCCGGCAAGTCTGAGGACTGTAAGAGGAAGATGCTTGCCGCATTGGAAGAACACCTTGACGAGCTTACTACAGAAATGAGCGATATGTCCAAGGATGCAGAGTGTAGGGAAGAACGTGATCTTGTCAAGAGATACGTGGAAAAACTTCGGGATATGCTCTAATTTGATGAAACATGTACCACAACTTTTTGAAGGTTCTGTGATACAATATATTCGTAGGGAAGATTTGTAAGCAGAAATGCTTGACATAGACATTTTTATTGCTTTCCTCCTTTCTTTAAGCAGATGCGTGTCCTTAATAGAAACAGGTTCGGGGTGGAATCTGGAGGTTGAAAAGCGGATGCAATTTCCGACACGTATCATTGCCGCTAGTGCATGGCGGCATACCTCCTTGTGAGCATATAACTGAACAGTGAAATCCAACCCGTGCAGAGGTGTGCGGCCGTATAGGCGGTGTTGACGTAGCCCGAAACGTCTCGTGTTTAGGCATAGCACGATAAATACCTTGCTAACCCGGGAATCCGGGTTATGTGGAATGTACGCTAGTGGAAAACTGACAGGGTCGCGCTCTGGTCTCCGGTTCGATTCCGGGCATTCCGCTTTGATTTGGTTAGAATTACGCTGTCTGTATACAGATGGTCTATGATTCGACTGAATTTATCTCATGAGAAAAGGTTATTGCTTATCCTGCTGTCTGGTGTCCGGATCAAAAAGCATAATGAAATGTAGCTCAGTGGTAGAGCAACATCCGCATAGGGTGCGTGTCGGCGGTTCGATTCCGCCTATTTCATTACCCTGCCAGTGGTCTAACTGGCTTAATCCACTTACCTGCGGCGGCAGGTCAATAAACACGACCAGGAGGATATATATGCAGAAACTTATTGACACATTAAAATCATTTGGAATTGAGATCCCGGAGGACAAGCAGGCAGATGTAAAAAAATCACTCTCTGAGCATTATAAGAATGCAAAAGAAGTTGCGAAGACTCTGTCAAAAGTCGAGGGAGAACGTGATGACTGGAAAGAACGCGCTGAGACAGCAGAGGAAACCTTAAAAGGCTTTGACGGTATCGACCCGGCAAATGTTAAGACCGAGTTAGAGACCTGGAAACAGAAAGCGGCAGATGCAGAGAAAGAATTCAATGCGAAAATCTATGACCGTGATTTCTCAGATGCTCTGAAAGCAGCACTCGATGATGTTAAATTTTCAAGCGAAGCGGCAAAGAAATCAGTCATGGCAGACATCAAAGAAGCAGGTCTTAAGCTGAAAGACGGCAAAATCCTTGGGCTGAACGATCTGATTGAGCAGATGAAACAGTCTGACGCATCCGCTTTCGTGGATGAATCTCAGCAGCAAGCTCAGCAGAATCAGGCAAGATTTACCACTCATGTTGGACAGCAGCAGACACCGGGAAGCATGACAAAGAAGGAAATCGAAGCGATCAAAGACCCATCTGAGAGACAGGCTGCGATTGCTCAGAATATCCAGCTATTCCAGTGATTTTTACACCGACTATACACCAGAGTATAGCCGCTAACCCAATACCTTAACAATTATGGGTAGAAAGGATTTTTTTATGCCAGCAAAAACAAATCTTATTATGACTAATGATATTCAGGTCACAGCACGTGAGATTGATTTTGTTACCAGATTCGAAAGAAACTGGCAGCACTTACGTGATATTCTTGGTATCATGAGACCTATCAAAAAACAGCCGGGTGCTGTACTCAAGTCCAAGTACGCAGAGGGTACTTTACAGAGCGGACTTGTCGGTGAGGGCGAGGAAATCCCTTACAGCAAATTCGTTGTAAAAGAAAAGAAATATGCGGAAATGACTATCGAGAAGTACGCAAAGGCTGTATCTATCGAAGCAATCAAGGATCACGGCTATGAGAACGCCGTTCAGATGACTGATGATGAATTCCTTTTCCAGCTTCAGACTGATGTTACCGGCAGATTCTATGATTATCTGAAAACCGGTACACTTACTTCCACAGAAACAACATTCCAGATGGCTTTGGCAATGGCCAAAGGCCGTGTAGAAAACAAATTCAAACAGATGCACAGAAATGTGACTGGTGTTGTTGGATTCGTGAACATTCTGGACGTATATGAATATCTCGGAGCGGCTGAGATTACTATTCAGAACCAGTTCGGCTTCCAGTACATGAAGGATTTCATGGGATTCAAAACTATCTTTCTGTTATCTGACAGCGAGATTCCAAGAGGGCAGGTTATTGCAACTCCTGTTGAGAACATCGTACTTTACTATGTTGACCCGAATGAATCTGACTTTGCAAGAGCTGGTCTGGTGTATACCGTATCTGGCGAGACAAACCTGATCGGATTCCATACACAGGGTAACTACCACACAGCAGTGTCCGAAGCGTTCGCAGTTATGGGACTTACTCTTTTTGCGGAGTACATTGATGCAATCGCAGTAATTACCATTGATGAAACACCGACCCTCGGTACCCTGACAGTAACATCTGCAGCTGGAACAGCAACTGGTGATACGAAAATCACTGTAAATCCGGCTAAGGAAAATGCTAACAACGTATATAAATACAAAGTTGCAACAGACGCAGTAACTGTTGGATATGGACAGAACCTCAGAAACTGGACTTCTTGGGACGGAAAAGCTGACGTTAAGGCAACAACCGGACAGAAGATCACAGTGGTTGAATGTGATGGAACATACAAAGCACTGAATGCCGGAAGCGCAAGCGTAACAGCAAAATGATGATCGATTAGGAGGTAACTGGCATGGCGTATGCAGATTATAAATTCTATACAGAATCATTCGGCAATGTCGTGCCAGAAGCCGACTTTCCACGACTGGCAGAAAGAGCCAGTGATTTCGTGGACACAATGACATTTGACAGACTGGTGGACGGACTGCCGACAAATGAACGCTCACAGAAACGCATCAAAAAGGCGGTCTGTTCATTGGCTGAATTAATGTATCAGATTGAGCTTGCTGAAAAGAATGCTGCCAATGCCGCCGCTAGTGGAGCATCAACCACAATCGGGTCCGGTGGTAGCGCTACAGGCGTTGTAACATCTGTATCATCTGGCAGTGAATCCATCTCTTATGCCACACCTCAGCAGATTGGATCGAGTGCAAAGGAATGGAGTGCGGTGTATGCCGCCGCCGGAGATGTGCAGAAAACGAACGACTTACTTCTTAAGACAGCTTTGCCGTTGTTAATGGGAGTAAGGACGGATAATGGAATACCAATATTGTATGCAGGAGTGTGATAGAAATGATGGAATTAAAACAGACCGTTGAAATGATGAATAGCGCAGATTACAAGGAACGCTTTAAGGCAGAGTATATGCAGGTAGTTATTCGATATAAGAAACTTGCGAATATGCTTGAAAAATGGGACAAAGGAGAACTCCCGTTTACTCCTACTTGTCCGAGAAGCACTTACAATATGCAGGTAAGAGCAATGACAGATTATATTGCTGTTCTGGAAGCAAGGGCAGTTATGGAAAAAGTTGATTTGGAGGTATGATTATGGACATTTCAACATTAGGCTCATGTATAGCAATCGTTATGATCTGCTACATCGTGGGTATGGGCTGTAAGGCATCAAAAAGAATCTCTGATGAATGGATTCCAGTAATCATGGCGGTTATTGGCGGGATTCTCGGAGCGGTCGGGATGGGAGTTATCCCGGACTTTCCAGCAACGGATTACATCACGGCAGTTGCGGTCGGTATGTTTAATGGATTGTCGGCTACTGGTGTGAATCAGGTTCTCAAGCAGACAGTGCAGAAAGAATAATTAAGGAGAGGGTATCATGTACGAAAAAACAGTGACGATTTTCAACTATTACGAAAGTGCCACAACAAGAGATGCGTACTGGTATCCTCATGTTTTATCCGGTGTCGACCTCATTACGGACAAAGGGGCAATCCTCAAAAAGTACGGGCCAGACGCAACAGACAACGCGCAGTTACACATCCATTATACTGTCCAGAATGGCGATATAACCATTGCTGATAAAGACGGCAAGATTCTCCCATGGGTGCCAGTTAAAGAGTGGAAAAGGCAGATTAACAACGCTCTGGAAGACACTATCACATTCTCAGACGAATCGTTTTTCTGGGAAGGTGAGTGGACTGGTGGAACGGTATCTGATGGTGATTATCGGAACGGATTCTATCAGTACATGAACGAGAACAAGGATAACGTGTTCAAGATTACCAGTGTTGGCGGCCCGTATACGCTGATTCCGCATTTTGAGATTCTAGGTAAGTGATATGAGTAAGATTCATCATTTCAAAGGATTCTCCGTAGTCGATGGAGATATGAAAATCAAACTAAATATGGACAGATTTTCCAGACAGTATCAAGAAGCTCAGTATCTCCTTGATGGAATGGTCATGGACAGTATGATAGAGTTTATGCCGATGATTTCGGGAGATTTTATTGACCGAACAAGAGTCAAAAGTACATCAATGCAAGGGACTGGATTTGTATGTGCGGCGGCAGAACCATATGGACGTTTTCTTTATTTTGGAAAGACCATGGTCGACCCCGCAACAGGTAGCACCTGGGCAAGACGCGATGCGGAAAAGGTTCTTGTGAGTCAGTATTCTGGCAAGACAAACGCAAAGGAGAATCTTCAATATACAAAATCACCGCATACTCAGGTACAAGCTGAATGGTTTGATGCTGCTAAACGACAATACGGTAGTACATGGCTTCGCAAGGTAAAAGCACAGGCAGGAGGTGGCAGACATGGCAGATAAACCTATCGGAAAAGATGCAACTGGATATGAGATTCTGACAGATGCCATGAAAGCACTTCTGAACCAGTATCCGGGACTGTACGATAATGAAACAATCAAATTTGAGGAACTCGGCAAGGAATCAGGAATTGCATTCTCGGCAGACAACGGGGCGTTGGTCTATTCAGAAAAAGAAGATGTTTGCGGAATAATGCACCAAATTTGTCAGTACCCATTTTATGTAGTGTACCGAACAGCATCCGACAAGGAACGGCAGAAGTTATCTGTTCAGAAGTTCCTGGATAATCTCGGTAAATGGATATGTCGAGAACCAGTTATCATAAATGGCTCTGAGACACGCTTAAATGCTTTTCCAGAGCTTTCTCAAGGAAGAGTGATAAAACGTATAACCCGTGATAATTCCTATGGTTTAGAGCCGCAGGAGAGTGGTGTACAGGACTGGTTATTGCCATTATCGGTACGCTACGAAAACACTTATGAAGTAATATAACGAGTAACAACCGGCTATCAGTTGGAGATAGTCGCTAACCTACACAGCCTTTTAAAAGTTATAGGCAGAAAGGACATTTCTATGGCAGTTACAGGCAAGATTGACCGTAAATATATGGCTCATTACATTGACGCAGGTTCCCTCTGCGGAGGGCTGACGCCGAAATATGAGCGTCTTGGAAAGGATCTGGAAGAGTACAACATCGAACTCAACCCGGATACCGAAACATCTAAAAACATTCTTGGAGAATCCACATTTAAGCATAATGGCTATGAGGTATCTTCTGATGCTGATCCGTTCTATGCGGATACCACATCTGACTTGTTCGGAGCATTACAGAAGATTGTAGACGGACGCCTCAAAGATGATAACCTCAAGACAAAAGCAGTTGAAGTCCATCTCTGGACGGAAGCCACAGCAGGCAAGTATGAAGCATATCAGCAGGATTGCTACGTTGTGCCGACATCCTACGGTGGAGACACATCTGGCTATCAGATTCCATTTACTGTCAACTATGTTGGCGAACGTGTGAAAGGAAAATTTGATATCAGTTCCGGTACATTCACAGCTGACAGTGAATAAGCACATACACAAGGAGGATATGCTAAATGGCAAAAGTAATTAATACCAAAATTGATGATGGAATTTTTACATTCACGTTTACCAACAACGAAGACGAAGTTTTTTCTTCTTTCAAGCTTAACCCGACTGATATCAATGTAGCAGCACGTGCAGAGGAACTGGGAGAGTACTTTGACCAGCTTAAAAATTCTATTCAAAAAGTCACATCTGGTAAGGAAGTGGCAGAACTGAACAAACAGATCGAAGACAAAATCAACTATCTGCTCGGATATGAAGCATCAAAAGACCTGTTCAAGGAGCCGATCACAGCGACTACTGTATTCGGCAATGGTCAGGTATTCGCCTACATCGTACTTGACAAGATCGCAGAAGCAATCGCACCGGAAATCGAAAAGAGAAAAAAGAAAATGCAGACGGCAGTCAATAAGTATACGGAGAAGTATACAAAATGACCGCCTATGAGCTTCCCACCTCACTAAATATCAGTGGGGTGGATTTTTCTATCAGGACGGATTTTCGCGCGATTATTGACATTCTAATTGCCATGAATGACCCGGAATTAGACGAGCAGGCGAAAGCAGTTGTTATGTTACAAATTCTGTTTGAGGACTGGCAAAGCATACCGGCTGAGCGTCTGGATGAAGCTTGTCAGAAAGCATCAGAGTTCATCGACTGTGGACAGACTGATGACAACCCGAACAAACCAAAGCCCCGTTTGATGGACTGGGAACAGGATGGAGACATGATTGTTCCGGCGGTAAACAAGGTTGCCGGTAAAGAAATCAGAGCAGTGCCTTATATGCACTGGTGGACGTTTTTTGGATACTTTATGGAATCTGGCGAATGTCTTTTTAATACCGTAGTTGGAATTCGTTCAAAAAAGGCAAAGGGCGAAAAGCTCGATAAATGGGAAAAGAAATTCTATCAGGAAAATAAGAACATTATTGATATAAAAACACGTCTCAGCGAAGAGGAGCAAGCGTACAAGGATGCGCTGAATGAGATGTTAAACCTCAAATAGTTAGGAGGTGGACACATGGCTGCTGATGGCTCAGTCATTATTGATACCAGATTAGACACAACCGGTGTCCAAAAAGGTGTATCAGCGATTAAACAGTCATTCGACGGGCTTGGAAGCACAGTAAAAAAAATAGGACTACTTATCGGCGGAGTATTTGCTGTCGGTAAACTAGTACAGTTTGGAAAAGAATGCGTTGCCCTTGGCTCAGATCTCGCAGAAGTGCAGAACGTGGTCGATGTTACATTTACAACCATGTCTGACAAAGTAAATGAATTCGCAAAGAACGCCATGACTTCTGCCGGATTATCTGAAACTATGGCAAAAAGGTATGTCGGCACGTTCGGAGCAATGTCTAAGTCGTTCGGATTTTCAGAATCACAGGCTTACGACATGTCAACGGCCCTGACACAGCTGACTGGTGATGTGGCATCATTCTACAACATCAGTCAGGACTTGGCTTATATCAAACTGAAATCAGTGTTTACGGGTGAAACGGAAACATTAAAAGATTTGGGCGTGGTAATGACCCAGTCGGCACTTGACCAATATGCACTTGCAAATGGCTACGGCAAGACCACATCTGCAATGACTGAACAGGAGAAAGTTGCTCTCCGCTTTGCTTTTGTGCAGGAACAGTTATCAGCCGCATCTGGTGACTTCATTCGTACTTCTGACAGCTGGGCGAACCAGGTGCGAGTGATGCAGTTGCAGTTGCAGTCCCTCAAGGCAACAGTCGGACAAGGGCTGATTAATATTTTTACACCTGTTCTGAAAGTGATCAATATTCTTCTCGGCAAACTGGCGACTCTGGCAAACGCATTTAAGTCATTCACGGAGCTTATTACTGGCAAGAAATCTTCCGGTCAAACGAGCGGAAGTGGAGCGGGTCTTGCCGGAACAGACGCGATCGCAGATACAGCGGACCAGTATGGACAGGCGGCAGATAATGCAGAAAAACTGGCAGATGCCACGAACGACAATGCAAAAGCAACAAAAAAAGCGAATAAGGAAACAAAAAACTATCTTTCATCGCTTGATGAAGTACACAAGGTTAGCTCCACAGAGGGCGCATCTTCAACTCCATCCGGTTCTGGGTCTGGTGGAACTGGTTCTGGGGGCGGAGGATTACCGAGCTCGGTTGGAAGTGTGGACTATGGCAGTCTGGCAGAGGGAGAAACCGCACTTGATAAGATTAGCGATTCCGCAAAGAAACTTGCTGACCTTCTTAAAAAACTCTGGAAGCCATTTCAGGACGCATGGAAAAAAGAAGGTAAGAATACCATTGACGCGGCAAACATTGCCTTGTCGGGAATTGCAAAGCTCGCCAAGAGTGTAGGTAAAAGCCTTGTAGAGGTCTGGACAAATGGCACAGGCACAACAATGCTCACGACCATGCTTAAGATTGCCCAGAACGTGCTTAAGACCGTTGGGAACATTGCTTCCGGTTTCGCTGACGCGTGGAGCAAAAACAACGTCGGAACGCAGATTATACAGAATATCGCAGATGCTCTTGTGGTGGTCATGCAGTTTGTTGAGAAGATTGCAGAGGATACAGCGACATGGGCGGCGAACTTGGACTTCTATCCGTTGTTGGAATCTATTAGTAATCTAACAAGCACATTTGCGCCAATTCTGGAATCGATTGGAAATGTTCTTGAATGGATTTACAACAATATCGTTCTTCCGATGCTTAAATGGGTGATTGAAGTAGGACTTCCGACAGTGATCAATCTGGTATCGGATTTGGCTGGATTCTTTGCGGATCATCAAACAATTATTGAAGCATTCGGTGCAGCTCTAATCGGAGCGTTCGCGGCGGCGAAAATTGCAGGGCTAGCGTCAAGAATAGCAGGAAGTATAACGACAGTAGCGAGTTTTATAAAAGGCCTTATTGCACTTATGACTGGTTCTAGCGGCATTATGGGAGGAATTAAAGCTATTGCAACGGCTATCGGACCGGGCGGAATTTTTATAGCAGCAATAACGGCTTGCATTGCAATTGGCGTATTACTGTACAAAAACTGGGACAAGATTAAAGAAGTTGCAGGGGAAGTATGGGATTGGATTAAAAATAAAACATCAACATTTGTCAACGCTATAAGCTCTAGTCTTAAGAATCTCGCATCTAAAATTGTGACGATTTGGGATAATGTCAAATCCAGCGCATATCAAAAATGGACTGCAATTTGGTCAACAGTAGGAAATCTTGTTGAGAGAATTAAAAACGGTATAGTGGAAAAATTTACATCAGCCAAAAATAAGGTTGTCGATATATTTGGCGGAATTAAAGATACCATTCGAAAAATATTGAACAAGGTCATTGGCATTGTAAATAGCGCAATTGGAACTGTCAACAGTGCGATTGGTGGAATTGAATCTGCATTTTCTTTTGGCCCGTGGGAAGTGCCTACACCGTTCGGAAAGAAAACAATCGGATTTAGTGCAACATTTCCGAGAGTGCCAACAGTACCTTATCTTGCAAAAGGTGCGGTTATCCCTCCAAGATCAGAATTCCTCGCTGTGTTAGGAGATCAGAAGCAAGGAAACAACATCGAGGCACCAGAAGCTCTGCTCAGAAGAATCGTGCGTGAGGAATCAGGGCAGCAGAGTGGTGGTGATTACAGATTCACAGCTCAGATTAATAGACGGACTATTTTTGACGAAATTATAGACGAAGCAAAATTAAGACGCAGCACAAGCGGAAGAAATCCGTTTGAACTGGCATAGGAGGTGGAAACGTGGCAACTATTCCAAAAAGTATAACAAAACGATACAAGATGAACGGGGCCTCCATCTATCAGCCAGATAAAGATATGGGTTATAACCTCGAAACAACTTATTCAGAAGGTAGTAACCGCACGCAGTTCGGAAAAGCATTGCTGACTCCATTGTTTACAGTCGAACAGTATAGCTATGAAGCATCAAACGTTCCAGTCATAGAAGCAAACAAAATTCTCAAAATTATCGCAAAAGGAAAAAAATTCAATTTGTATCATTGGTCACTGTATCACATGGCATGGCGAACAGACCCGTTTTATGTCGGAAAAGCAAACCTAACTATTGGAGAAATTTCGCCAGACTTAAAATTTGTATCAAAAATATCTTTTAACATGCAGGGGGTGAATCCACTTGATTAATGTATCTGATGCGTTCAAACAAAAACTACAGGACGGAGAAAGAGTCTGGCAAGAAGTGGAAATCATCTTTCCTGACGGAACTGTAAAAATAGTCAAAAATGAAATCATGGGTGAAAACTGCACCTTTTCCGATTGTGCAGAAAGTAGCAGCTTTCCGATTGGCTGCGTTGTTTGTAAATCCATGACATTGGAGTTGGACAACACTTCCGACCAGTGGAAAAACTATAACTTCTACATGGCGAAAGTCCATGCGTATCTTAAAATGCAGACCTCCGTAGCAAGTCCGGCTGCAACAGATGAATTGCTGGATGAAAACTATGACCCAATTCTTGACCAGAGTGGCGGTGCGATTCTGGCAACAAAAGCAGCGACAGAAGACAGAATCGAAACCATTGATAAAGGTATTTATACAATTACGACACCAGAACAATATGGCGAAATCCTTAGTTTTACCGCTTTGGACGATATGTATAAAACGAACGCAACTTATATATCTCATCTGGTTCTGCCACAGTCAATAGAGACTCTTGTTAGAGATGCGTGTGAGACTCTTGGTATTCCGTCAGAAGTCTCCATGGCTCATGGAAATCTGATCGTGTCAGAGATTCCGGAAAACATGACGTTTCGTCAGTTGTTCGGATGGGCAGCAATGCTTGAGACTGCGAACGCTCGCCTGGACAGCAGAGGATACTTGCGATTTATCAGATGGGATTTTTCCAATGTACAAGAAGATTACAACGCAGTAGTGGACGCTGATGGAAATGTAACATTTAAAGGCGGCGCAAGTATTGACTCAGAAAGTTTTATCAGTCCGACAGGGAACTGGACAATTGATAGTGATGGATTCTTGACACTGATCGAATCAGCAGTTGACACATCCGAAAAGCTCAAAGACTTTTTTACAAGTCCAACCGTTTCTAGTGATGATATTGTGATTACTGGAATCAAGCTAAAAAATAGAGAAAATGAAGCCATGTACGGAAGCACAGGATATGTTCTTGAATTGGAGAACGACCTTGTTGCGGATTCGGACTTGGACACGGTAGCTGCTCAAATTGGCGATTCCATAATTGGAGCTAAATTCCGTAACATGTCGGGAGAACTTGTATATAACCCACTCATTGAGTTTGGAGATATGGCATATACTTATGATCGCAAATGGAACAGATATATAACTCCGCTGACGGACGTTTCTTGTTCCGTTAATGGAAAGACTACTGTAAAAACTCAAGCCGACGACCCTATCAGAGGGCAGAGCAAGTTCCAGTCAGAATCCACTAAGGCAATCGTAGAGGCAAGACGACTTGTTAAAAAAGAACAATCAGCTAGAGAAAAAGCAGTAAAGAAATTAGAAGAAACCTTAAAAAATTCTTCTGGATTATATGAAACATCAGTCGCACAGGAAGATGGCAGTACTATCACATATCTGCATGACAAGCCTACACTTGCAGAATCAAAAAATGTAATTAAATTCACAGCAGAAGCCATTGGCGTATCCAATGATGGTGGCAAAACATATCCTTACGGTTTCTTTCTGACAGGCGATTTGATAGCAAAAATTCTGTACGCACATGGTATCAATGCTGATTATATTGACACAGGTGCACTGACTGTCAGAGATAGCGATGGAAACATAATCTTCCAAGTTGATATGGATACCAAAAAAGTAATCATCAGCGGAGATAATGTTGTAATTGGTGACAGTTCTTTGCCGGATAAACTGACAAAAATGGACAACAATATTGCGGATGCCAAGAATATGACATTCCAGCTGTCGAACGATATGCAGACGATCACATCTGACGCAGACGGCAACATTCCGGTATTTCCAACAGTGGCAACTACAGCGAAAGTTATGTACGGCTCGTCAGATATCACAAATGATTGTAGCTATACCATTACAAAATCAGACAGTGTAACCGGCTCTTGGGATGTAGATACACATACTTACACTGTCACAGGCTTGAGTGCAGACAATGGATGGGTGGATATTAAGGCAACGTACCTGATTAATCTTTCTATAACGAAGAGATTTACGATTTCCAAGCAGAAATCAGGGAAAAACGGAAAACAGCTTTATACATGGAGAAAATACGCATCCATGCCGGATGGCTCTGATATGAGTGATAGCCCAGATTATGTAAAACTTCTGGACAGCGCCGAAAGTCCCATACTGGACAGTACCGGGGATAAAATCTATACAGTCACAGAAGCAATCTATGTTGGAATTGCTGATAATAAAACTACAGAAACACCGTCTGATAATCCGAAAGATTACATTTGGAGCCGTTTTCGCGGCGAAGACGGAGCGGATGGAATTGGCATTCCGGGAGAGAACGGAGAAACTTCTTACATCCATACCGCTTATGCAAATAGTATTGACGGAACTGTGGATTTTTCCACAACTGATACAGATAGAATTTACATTGGTCATTATTCCGATTTCGAAAAGACGGACAGTGCAGACCCAGCGAAATATACATGGGCGAGAATGCGTGGAGAAGACGGGCCTCCAGGAAGAACGTATTACCTGAGAGCCAACGCAGGAGTCCTGATGATGGGACAGGATAAGAAAATAACTCCTAATCCATTCAAGGTTCATGCGTATTACAGAGATGGACAGGGTGACGAAGCAGCTTTTAAAACCTGGTGGGTAGTAGAATACAGCAAAAATTCCGGAAAAACATGGACAAAACTGGCCTTTAATGTACAGACCAGTGGAATAACTATTAATCCAGATAACTATTCTCTTGGTGCTGACGGAATGATACGTGCAACAATTTATACGGATTCCGGAAGAACTAAAATCGCCGATCAGCAGACATGGCAGGTTGCTGTTGACGTTGGCATGCTTACGCAGGAGCAGATTGTTGAGATATTGTCCAATGGCGGAGAATTTAAAGGCCTCTACTATCTGAATGGACATCTGTACATCAGTTTAGACGCATTGATGGGAAACGCCGCAATTCTAGGTGGAACCAAAAACGGAAACGGATACCTAAAGATTAAAGATAAAAAAGGCACCGTGAAGGGACTGATAGATTACTCAGGCTACACTGCATTTACAAGCTATGAAGAAAATTCTACGCGCATGAAATATACAGGAATTTGTTTTTCAGATACTGGAATAAATCCTGTTAGTGCCGAGAAATACTTTAGCAGCACTGCGGACATTGAATACGTTGAAACGGCGTGGGGAATCGACTGGACTGCCGAAGAGCTTAATATTAGTGCAACAGAAGTATCGGCTGATACCGGTACATTTGGAGATTTAACTGTTACCAATTCTGCATCTTTCACAAAATCGCCAAAGATAGAAGACATGGAGTATACGACATCATCAAATACTGTTTGTTGGGATGGACGTACAGGATACAAACAACTGATGCTGAAAGCTTCATCTTCAAAGCGCTATAAAGACATTGGAAACGATATTTCAGAGCAAGAAATTGAAAACTGGTACAATATTAAACCAACGCGGGCGAAATATAAAGAGGGATATCTAGTTAAAGGGGACGAGAACGAAGGAAGATATATCCCGATGTTTATTGTCGAGAATGTAGAAGCATTCTTTCCAGAAGCTACTCGGCATCAAAACGGACTTGTTGAGGACTGGAACGAACGTATCATGATACCGGCTATGTTTGCGATGATTAAAAGCCAGAAAGAACAGCTTGACCGACAGGAGAAACTAATTAATCAGCTCTATAAAAAGCTCAATATAGAAAAGGAGAATTAATATGGCAAAATTTAATGAATATCCGGCAAAAACAACACCAAAAGATGCAGATAAATTTATGCTTTACAGTGCGGAGGATGCGGCAAACAAGCTAATTGATTACGATAAGCTTGCTGATGCGGTACTCAATAAATTGACATCAAAGACCTTCGGACTGGATCAGGGAACGATGACGTTACCGGCCGCGCTTAACCAATTAAATAGTAAAAAAACCATAGAAATAATCAACATATCAAAAAGAGCGAATATTTCAAAAACCGGAGAGTTTGTATACAGTGGATTAGAATTTACCGTCCCAAAAGGAAACATTTTTATTGTGCAAATAAAAGCCTATTATCAGCAATCAAAACCTTCGCAGATTGCTGTAACGAATTCAAAAACCGAATGCACAGATAATACAGTAATTGATAAGGCAGAAAGAGATCCTGCTATAGTAACATGCGTTCCTCCTATAAATAACACAGACAGTACATATTATGTATGGGTAAACTATAGTAAGGCAGGAATGAACGAAGTTAATGCAAGAGGAATTTCTTTAAAATAGCAAGGCTCAAAAAACTGATGGAGAATATAACAACGAAACGTTTGCGACAACATGGATATGATGGACGGTGTATTGGAAGCTACAAAAGTATATTCTATATGCGGCCCAGAACTCCTGTTTAATTGGTTTGTGAACAGTACATCTCATGTGGCAAAATGAATCTGTGGGAGGTACATTATTTTGACAAAATTGAAAAAATCCGCATCTGATAAGACATATTACTGCTACAAGCGCTTTGGAACGTGGCATGGATGTTACAGAATTACAAAAGATGTTAGGACATGAAAAATTAGACACGACTATGATTTATGCGAAGGTATCGCAAGAATCATTGAAATACAGTCACCACAGATACGTGGTGTGAAAGGAGAACATATGGAAATTAAAGGTATTGACGTATCATCTTTTCAAGGGAAACCTGATTGGACGAAAGTTAAAAATTCTGGAATCAAGTTTGCGATATTAAGAATTCATCAGAAATCTGGAATTGATACATCTTTTGAACATAATTACAAAGGTTGTAAATCCAATGGAATTCTTATCGGTGGGTACAAATACAGTTATGCTTTAACACCGGCACAAGCGATTGACGAAGCTGAGAACGTAATTTCTGTTCTTGGTGGACGTGGACTTGACTTTCCAGTATTCTACGATCTGGAATGGGCACAGCAAAGAAGTCTCGGAAAACAGGCTATCGAGAATATTGCAGTAGCGTTTCTGACCAGAATCAAGAAAGCTGGTTATAAGGCCGGTATCTACTGTAATCTGGACTGGTATAATAACGTTCTGTCAGATGCTTTGAAGCAGTATGATTGTTGGATTGCTCGTTATCCGGCAAGCGACAATGGTTCTGTGCAGGAAAGATTACGTCCGAATGTCGGTGTAGGCTGGCAGTATTCCAGTAAAGGGAAAGTTACGGGAATTAATGGAAATGTAGATATGGATGTTTTCTACAAAGACTACAGAGATTCTAACCAGAAAGGAGAAACTAAAATGGTAAAAATCAGTAACTGCGGACATGATGAACGCGGAAGATATGCAGGTGGGAAAGCAGGAGATCAGACTGGTACAGAATATCAGATCATGAACTGGTACAGTAGACCGTGGCTCTGTGTCCTAAGATTCAATGACGCCAAAATCGCAACCATGATTGCAGACATGGCGACAAAAGCGGCACAGAACAATCTCATCGGATACGATCAGGGCACTGCCGGAAACAGCAATGACCGGTATTCGTTCTGGCGGCACTTAAAGGCAAGCAACTACGATCCGGCGCAGATCACGGTAGCTTGTGAATCTGATTGCAGCGCAAGTACAGCAGCTATTGTCAAAGGGGCTGGGTATCGCTTAAATAATGCAAGACTCAAAGCGGTCAGCATCTATCTGACGACACGAAACATGAGAGCAGCAATGAAGATTGCCGGTGCGAAAGTACTGACGGATAGAAAGTATCTGACATCCGGTGACTATCTAAAGGCAGGAGATATCCTCCTGAATGATAACCACCACGTGGCTATCGCTGTTACCACCGGCGCAAAAGCAAATACGCTTTCAGCGTCAACTATTCTGTCTAAAACTCCGAAGTGGGTGGGAAAGGTAACTGCAAATACACTTAATGTCCGCACATGGGCAGGAACAGAGTATGCACAGCTTAAAAGCTATCCTACACTTGCAAAAGGCAATTTAGTTGATGTATGCGATACCATTAAAGCCAAAGATGGAGCATCTTGGTACTATATCCGCATTGCCGGAAAATATTTTGGATTTGTTTCTGCAAAATACATCAAAAAAGCATAAAATATCCCGGGGTTAATTCCCCGGGAGTTTCTTTTTAAAATTAATGATAGCATCATTGCGCCAGCGAACTGGCACATAGAAGATGTCATTAATCATTTTTTTGAATTTTTGGGAAAATGTCTAGCTCAAAATTAATCTCGTTACCTTTGCCGTAAGTGTTTTTTATATTTTTCGAGTAGACGACTTTTTCAACTAGATTCTTGAGCATTCTATTTCGTGATTCTATGTTAAGGTCCCAATAGTTATTAAGCAGCTCTTCACAACGCGGAATAAAATTCGACTGTTGTGCCTTAATATTCTCATCGTGTTCGATTTCTTCTCTTAATTTCGTAATAATATCAGAGCATGATTGGATAGACCTAGCTATGGTTTTGGAGCGTTCAAGGAAGACTTCTGTGGTGTAGATTCCGCGCTCAAGCAGATCGTATTGTTTTACTTTTTGGACATTTAAGCTTTCCAGCTCACTTTCTTTTTCGCGTATAAGATTTTGCTTAGATATTATACCGGAATTAATAGTATTAGACGGAGTATTAATATCATTGTTCAGTTTATACTTCTCTGCTATTTCTTTGATTCCATCAAGTACAGCTTTTTCAACCAGAGATAATTTGCTACTCACTGTAGGGCAAGACGTATATGGACACATAAGAGTATCTTCCTGTCCGCGTTTTTGATAAGGGCGACGAACCATGGCACGACCACACTTGCTGCAATAGACAATTCCGGCAAGCGGATTGCGAACTGTGTTTTTTATGCTGATCGGACGGGGTGGGTTCTTTTGACGTATCTCTTGCACAGAATTATACAGATCGTCTGATATAATAGCCGGATGCAATCCCTCACAGATAAGGACATTCCTGGACCGTGGGCGTGTCTTGACTACTTGACCATTCTGTATAGTCTTTACTGTTTTTCGACCATTCCACCGGATTTTTCCTATATACACCGGATTTGTTAGAATTCCCTGTATGCTGGCAGGAGTCCAGTCACCACCTAGCGCAGATTTTATTCCCATGTCGTTTAATTTCCGTACAATCTTCGCAACTCCAATTTGCTCACAACCATCACCGGCATACCAGGTGTATATCATATTTACGATCTCGGCTTGAGCCGGAACAGGTCTGAGGGTATAACCTTTTTCTTTTTCGAGTTTTACTCTTTCGTATCCGTAAGGTGGTTTGTTGCCACAGTATTTTCCCTCTTTGACCGATGAGATTCTACCATTATTCAATCGGCGCTTGATGGTCTTATATTCACGTCTGGACATAAAAAGTCCAAATTCGAAGTATTCTTCATCAAATTCGTTGTTCGGATCGTATATTTTTGTAGGAGTAATAATCTTCGTGTCAGAGTACTGAAAAGCTCTGGATACAACGCCTTGATCTATGGTATCGCCTCTGGCAAGACGTTCTACTTCGACAACCAAAACACCATCCCACATACCGGATTCCACTTCGTGAAGAAGCTGCTGCATGACAGGACGGTCAGCAATAGTTTCGCCAGATACCACTTCACGGTAAATTGCACCTACAATGTACTCTTTTTTCTTTGCAAGCTCTAACAGGATCCGTTCGTGTCTGGCAAGAGTTTCGCCCTCTCCATGTGCTTCAGCTTCCCGATCGGCTCTGGATTTCCTTAAATAGATGCATACTGATTCATTCATTTCATCATTCTCCTTTTTTACACTTGTACGGCAATCCCGGAGATGATATACTTAATGTGTAGGTAAGATTTTTCTCTGGAATTGTCTTATTTTTAAAAACCGGTCCTCGTTGGTAGCGAGAGCCGGTTCTTTTTTATAAAAGTTCTGATTTTTTCTGGTCAAATTCTTCTTGAGTAATAATACCGCTATCTAAAAGCTCTTTGTAATCCTTCAGTAGTTCAACGGATGTTTTCTGATTTCGAACATTTTCAACAGCATCAGAGCTTTTGGAAATATTGAAGCTCTTTAACTGCATATCTATATTTGAACTACAGCGGAATCCAATAGTATTTATTTGATTGGTTTCGATATTCCGCATTTTCATAGATGCATAAGAATCCACTTCAATGTTATCACTTGTTGTGGTAGCAGTTCCAGTAGTAGTGGAATTATTCTTTCCTTTGGTTTTCTTTCCAGTTCCAACAGCTGCACCGACTATAGTTCCAACTCCCGGAGCAATAGCGGTTCCAACAACGGCTCCTGCTAAATGCCCTCTTCGTTTCGTTTTTTCTTTACTTTTCCCTTTAGTGTGAGATGTTGTAGTTGTCTTTTCTACTGTTCTGTATTCCGGCCCGTTCCATTCATAGTCGAAAAGTTCATATTTGGTTGGAGCATCTGACACTGTAACAGACCCATCTTTCCATTGCTTCAAATCAAATCTTGCGTGTTTGGAACCAAGCTCAAAATCCTCCTTACCGGATATAACTCTCAGATTCAATACTCGAACAGGTTTTTCTACAACCGCTGGCTGGGTTGCTACGGAATTATTTGATATTGCAGGTTTTTGAACCTTATTTTTAATAGACAGCAAAAGTGCAAAAATAAGATACAAAACAGCAATTCCAAATACCTCAAGTACAACAACGACCATAATATTGTCTGATGAAAGATCGTTTGAACTCATCAAGGCCACAATCATTAATACAATTAATGCGGTCCAAACGATCATCAACACATTTCGTATTTTTTTCATATTTCCCCCTTTTGACACGATTACTCAAAATTCTCGATATAATTCTTATATAGATTCCTTATTTTGGCAGCCTCCCTCTGCCTGATTGGAACAATATCCCCCGATATCATCTCAAAATGATCTGATGCATCTTTAATTTCGTCCATGTTGACGATATAACTTTGATGGCAACGGAGAAATCTTCCATCAAGATGCGGCTCTATATCTGACAGCTTTCCACGTGCTACATGTATAACGCCGCAAGTACAGTGGACGAGAATTGATTTATTTCGGCTTTCTATGTATTCGATGTGACGGAATTCTACCCGATGTAAGTGATCTCGGTTTTTGATAGTCAAGGCTTTCTCACGGATATCTTCCAATGTGTGTGCTACGACAGAATACATGCGTCCATGCTCAGAGCCTTTGATGATGTAATGCACTGGCAAGACGTCCAATGCGTCAAATACATAGTTTTTGTATGCTGTCCAGAAGGCAATGTTGCCATTATATCCATTTTTCCTGAGCTGTCTTGCAACATTTATGCCATTCTCATTATCAAGGACCACATCCAACACGACTATATCGTACCATTGACCGTCTGCTATATCGTCAATCAGCGGCTTTCCACTACTATAAGTGTTTAGCGTGTAACTCTTGTCTCCGCGCTTTTTCAAAAACTCATCAACATGAGCCTTAAAAAAATCAATCTGTAAAGAATTATCGTCACAAATCGCAATTTTCATGCAAATCAGTCCTTTAAATTGTCATTTTCGCCATTTGCGTTAAATAAGAATTCTATATGTTATAGTTGATTATAGCATCATGCAATATAGTTGTAAATAGACGTTTGTAGGTGATTTTAGAATGAAAAGAGTCAAAAAAGTACTAATTTTGATATCGGTTATAGTTTTTGTCAATTATATAATCCATCTTCCAATGTGCGTGGATGATTATGTACACAAGGATTCTGACATATACTCTGCTCAACACATGTGCAGGCATTCGACCTTGACCAGGAACGCGAAGGGAATTTTGAAAACAGACGGTATTATAGAAACAATAAAAATTCCACTCAAAGCGAACTTCCTTTTTGCAAAAGTAAAAATTATATTCGATATTACGAATATTCCAGTGTACCACTGGCAGTTAGCTAGAGGAAATTTAGGCGTGTCTCGTTTTATTGGACTTGTGGGTTGATATAATAAGAACGAATGTTCGGTTATATTTCCCACAAACCGGACATATACTGTAGTGTAGGCGGTAGCTGTGACAGGGAGGGTTATTTATGGATTATAAGAAGGAAATTATTGAGATGATACAGAAAATACATAGTGAATCAATGATAAAATTTATTTACGGGTGCGTAAAAAGGGCTTATAAAGAAGAAAGGGCAGGAAAATAATTCCTACCCTTGTGCTTTAGAAAATAAACTTCTCAAAAAAATCACATAACAAATCTTTTTTATCGGGCGGCAGGTTATCGTATTCAAGAATGATTCTTTTGAAACGAGGGTCTGACTGCTTGATTTTTGTAACTACGTCTCCAAATTCAATATCAGGGTCTTGATTCTCTTTTAAATCTGTCAAATCTGACATTCTTATTCGGAAATAATCGGCCAAAGCTCTAATCTTTCCGGTTCCTGGCATCGAATTACCTTTGCACCACATATTAAATGTAGATGCGTTTGTTCCAATGGCTTCAGCGATTTCCTTTTGCTGTTTTCCACTTCTTGAAATGTACTTATTAAGATTATTCGAGAAGATCTTTTTCTGCTCTTCAGTTGTCATGATTCTTTTCCTCCTTACATTTTGTATTTTACATCATATTTATAAAAAATTCAATAGTCAATTCAATTATTTTGAATTTTGGTGTTGACAATTCAATTCAATTGAATTATAATAAGCTCAGAAGCTAAGAAAGGAGATGAGTGAATGCCAAAAATTTCATTAGAAGCCGTTCGTGTGAACGCAGGATATAACCAGAAAGAATGGGCTGAAATATTCGGTATTTCCAATGCTACAGTGGTTAACTGGGAAAAAGGAAAAACTGAGCCTACATTATCACAACTTAGAAAAATGAGTGAACTTTCTGGAATCCCTATGGATTTTATTTTTGTGCCAAATAACTTCAATTAAATTGAATTAGAAAGGAGCGTAAATGGACGCATTACAATTTAACAAAGCCGTCAGCCAACACTGCAAAGAATCTGGTGGAGACTGTTGCAAATGTGACCTACGGCTTTACTGTTACCTATCGCCAAGTGAGCGACCAGATGAGTTAGTGAGCCTGGTTATTGATTTTTTGCATAACCACATTGAAAACCATGGTCATTATACCCATCACAGTGCGGCTTCATTTCCGTGTATTGATGATATGGACATGAGCACCGCAGTAGGCGGCGACTGTTACCAGAAACCTCATACTCTTCACAAACGTTCACATGCTTGTGAATCTTGTGGCAATGATACAGTCGTGTAATTGTTTCAACCATATAATTCCCCTTTCGTTATACTCGGCATGTCGGTGCCTGTAAATGCATTATAGGTAGAGGGAAAAGGAAACGTCAATAGAAAGGAAATCATCAATGAAAAAATTAACAGCGGTTTTAGTGTTCGGAATCATGGCAACAGGCGTTACTGCTTGCTCAACAGCAAGTACAGTAAATTACAATCTCAACAAAGAAGCGGATGAGTTCAATGTGTACAGAAAAATCACCGTAACTAATGCCAGAACCGACACTATCATGTTGCAGGCAGAGGGGTATATGTCTCTTAGCAATAACAGTAGCGATGAGCTTGTAATGACTATCAAGACAGGTGAGGGTACATACTTTAAGGATTACATCTACTTGAACGACTGGACCTGTTATGTGATGGAGCAAACAGAGCCGAACACAGTAGACAAATATCACTATGAATTAGTTTTCTATCCGGAAAGAATTATTCCAAATGTAGAAATCAAATAAAAAGCCAATATAAGGAGGATTTGATGGAGAAACATTTTGCAGAAGAAGCAAAATAGCAGAAACATCATAATCTATCGTAGAAAGGAGAGATTGTAATGGCAGTAATCAAAACAATTAAAAAAGGGGCTGGGGTAATCAGAATACATGATGATTACTGCAAGGATAATACACCTGAAGACAATCAGAGGATTGTAGATGAGTGTTCAAGAATCATCTTGAACTACTATCTAAGAAAAGAAGCAAATTTGACGTAAGTGCCCCGGAGGGAGTCGACACCTCCACCCCGGAGCCGTAAACCACTAAAACAGTCTTAGCGGATTACAGGACAATCATAACATTTCTTCCTGTATTTCGCAAGAGAACAGGAGGATTTTTTATGAAGAAAACCGAGGGTAAAAGCACAATGGATAGCGCAAAAGTAACCAGTTTTGAAGATTTTGAAAGTTTCTATGCAGTGGAAGTCGTAAGAGAAGCCAAGAAACAGACACAGAAATGGTTCTGTGCATGGGGAATTACCATGGCGGCATTGATTCTTTCAAATGCAGCATGGGTATTCCTTAGATAGAGGGGTACGAATGAAAAAATATCGTAAACGAGAAATTTTGATGTCAATAGCAATCGGAATCCTTTTAACATTCCTTCCAGCATGGGAGTGGACAAATGGATTTGATCGGATTCTGGCAGCGGCAGTTATAAGCCTGATTCTGATAGGAAATCTATGAAAGGAGAAAAATGAACGAGAAGAAAATTAAGGAATTGTTCGAATTGTGTCTGAGGGTTTCAAATGAAACAACGGCGCATGTGAATTTTGACTATACGGCGTGTGACGACATATCCAGAGTTTATATTTATGTATTTAATGATGCAGGGGAGATCGTAAAGCATTTTTCAGTGTGCCAGTTTTACGAGTTTCCGTCCGAAGCTGGAAGTTTTGAGGGTGCGAAGAAATACCTTTTGGAACTGCTTATCAACGGGAGGTGTCCGCTATGAACTTCACTGGCAACGGAGATATAAAGGATGAATACCTGGAAATCATTACGCATAGACATTCCGGGCCAATAAAAAGACAAGCAAGCAACTATAGATTAGTAGAAAGAGAGGGAAATAAGAATGAATCTGTACGAAATCGAAAATGAAATCCTTAATTGCGTAGATATGGAAACAGGGGAAATCGTAGATATCAAAAAGCTTGAATCTCTACAGATGGAAAGAGACCAGAAAATCGAGAACATCGGTTGCTGGATCAAGAATCTTTTGTCAGATGCAGAAGCACTGAAATCTGAAAAAGAAAATCTTGCCAAGAGGCAGAAAGTCGCAGAAAGCAAAGCGGCATCACTGAAAGAGTATCTTTCCCGATATCTGGATGGTGAAAAGTTTAAGTCTGCAAGAGTAGCAATTTCTTTTAGAAGTGGTAGCTCCGTGGATATTGCGGAGGGTGCATCTGTCCCAGAAGAATATCTTAAGTATTCAGAGCCTAAGCCGGACAAGGTCGGTCTGAAGGCAGCACTGAAAGCCGGAGAAAAGTTTCCGGGAATTACTCTGATAACTTCGCAGAATATCCAGATCAAGTAGGAGAGGCTTATGGAAAATCTTGAGTTATATAACAAGGTTCGGGAAGTTCCTAAAGATGCCCAAAGAGCTATTACGGCAGGACGGTTGAAAGGTTTTACAGACATCAACCCGATGTGGCGCATCAAGCGCTTGACGGAGCAGTTCGGCCCCTGCGGTCTTGGCTGGTATTACAAAACAGTTGAGAAATGGATGGAGACTGTTGGTGATGAGATATGTGTTTTCGTGGCGATTGAACTGTACGTAAAATACGAGGGCGAGTGGTCACAGGCAATTCCCGGAACCGGCGGCAGTAAGTTGGCGACAAAAGAACGGAACGGAGTCTATGTATCTGATGAGTGTTACAAAATGGCAACCACGGATGCATTGTCAGTGGCATGCAAGAATCTTGGTATTGGTGCAGATATCTATTGGAATGAAACCAAGACCAAGTATGATCAGCATAATAATCCTGGATCGGAGATTTCAGATGCGGATATATCAGCATTACGTTCGTTCATGAATAAGAATGGACTGAGTGAAAAGAAAGTTCTTGAGAAATATCGTCTTACCTCTGTCAACCATCTGACGATAGGAAATATCAAGGCGATAACGGATCCAAAAAACATAGATTATTTCAAGCAGAATTGTGGTGCTTAAATGGAATTCACAGGAAAGATTAAATCGTTAGCAAAAGATCTTGTGACAGATAAGTGGAATCTTCAGATAGAACTGAATGAGGATGCACGAGATGCTGGCGAACTGGCAAAACTTGATAAGCTAGATGTTCGCCTTAAACAGCACAGAGATAAGCGTTCACTGGACGCAAATGCATATTACTGGGTATTACTCACTAAGCTTGCCAGGGTGCATGGATGGACGAATGACGAAGCTCACAACCGGATTTTGCGTCGTTACGGACAGATAGAGCATGTTGATGGAAACCTGATAGCTGTTTATCTTCCAGATACTGAAGAGACAGAAAACGATGTATTGAGCAAGGTTGAGTATCATCTGAAACCACTTCCAAAAACGGTAGTAACAAGAGATGGAGAAATAAAAAGAGTGTATATACTTCTCCGTGGATCCAGTACATATGACACAGAGGAGATGGCACGCTTGATTAGTGGATTGATTCAAGATTGCAGGGATTCTGGAATACCAGACGGCGAGATTATGACGCCATTTGAGAAACGAAAGCTTTTTGAGCAGTATGGGATAGGTGGTGTAAATGAACAAAAGAACAAAAGCGTTACAGTTTGATGCAAAAACGCGCAAAAGAATTCTCGATAGAGATCACGGCTGCATATTTTGCCAGATTGGTTTTTATATGCATTCTTCATCCGATTTCCAATATAAGCAGCTTGATATTATGCATATTGTCAACCGATCACAGGGTGGACTTGGAATCGAACAGAATGGAGTTACCGGATGTAGATACCACCATCAGCTCCTAGATAATGGAGTAAAAGGTTTACGACCAGATATGCTGGCATATATCGAAAAATACATGAGTTGTATCTATCCCGGATGGAATCCAAAAGAGCTTATATATAAAAAATACGGGTGCAACTAAAATTCATATAGATATATCACACGATTTTCCCTCAGGGAGTGGCCTGTTATAACTTCCTGAGGGGGAAAGGAGACGCATGAATAGTAGAAGTAAAGGGGCTGTCGGAGAAAGAGAAGTAGCCGGTATCCTTCGCGGGTATGGTTACAAGGCAAGAAGAGGGCAGCAGTATTGTGGGTCCAACGGAGATGCGGATGTAGTTGGTCTTCCTGGAATTCACATTGAAGTGAAGAGAAGAGAAAAACTAAATATATATGAGGCTGTAGATCAGTCGAAGAGGGATCGGAAACCGGATGAACTTCCGGCGGTTTTCCACAGGAAGAACCATTGTGAATGGCTGGTTACGATGCCGTTTGATGAATGGATGAAGATATACAGGGAATGGGAGGCTGGTTATGGACTACGTGAAGATCAGCAGAAAAATCCTTGATTGGGAATGGTACACGGACATCAATACGAAGGTACTGTTCCTGCATATCCTGTTAAAGGCAAACTGGAAGCCGAGCCGCTTCCAGGGAACAGAAGTGCCGAGAGGCTCACTGGTTACTTCGCAGCAGAATATGGCGGCAGAAACAGGACTCACAATAAAGAACGTGAGAACTGCACTGAAACATCTGGAAAATACCGGAGAGGTGGCAGTCAGCCGGCACCCTAAATTTAGCGTAATTACAGTAAAAAACTACAATCAGTATCAGTCAAGTGGCAGTCAAATGGCAGTCGATGGGCAGTCAGATGGCAGTCGATGGGCAACAATAGAAGAAGGGAAGAAGGAAAGAAAGGAAGAATATAATAAATCTCCTAAAGGAGATTATGAGAGTGGAACTCCTGAAAACAGCATTTATGCCACGATTCGTGAATTATACAATTCCGTTTGTGGGTCGTATCCCCGCCTGGTAAAGATGTCTGAAGCAAGGAAGAAAGCTATTAATGCCAGAATAAGAGCAGGTTACACTCGCGAGGACTTCCGGATTTTGTTTGAAAAAGCAGAGGCTTCTGAGTTCCTAAAAGGTGCAAACAAGCGCAATTGGCGGGCAACATTCGACTGGCTGATCAGCGATACCAACATGGCTAAGGTCCTTGACGGAAACTATGATGCGAGAAAAGAGGCGGTAAAAGATGAACCAGAACCAACTAACTCAGTCAGATTATGGTGAGTGTCCTGTGTGCCATGGGACTGGATGGGAGACATATTATGCCACGGTCTATGATTACGGACTTCCAGAAGAAATTCAATATGCTCGCAGATGTCCAAAGTGCAAAGGTGGTTATAGAGCGCAGGACCGTACCGGAGTACCAAAAGAGTACCATGAGGCAGATCTTGGCAAGTTCGATTTTGATATTTACCAGAGAGACATGAGTAAACTGAGAGACTTGTGCACCACCTTTCTGAACCATTTCCAGAAGTGGGAAATGGCAGGAAAGGGACTGTATCTGTGGAGTAAGACACCGGGAAGTGGAAAAACCTTTTTGGCGTGCTGCCTGGCAAAATCGGTGATGATGAAATACGATCTGCAAATGCGTTTCGTGACTGCACCTGACTACATAAGTGCTGTTGGTGACAGCTACAAGCGCGATCGCGGAGAAGAGGATCTCAGTCAGGTATACCGGGATTGCAAACTTCTTGTTCTGGATGATATCGGCGCACAGGCAGACAAGGAATGGCAACGGCAGGAAATGTTCCGTCTGATCAACAAGCGTATGGAGGACGGAAACATTACAATTTACACTTCCAACATGAGCACCGATAATCTGAATGTGGACACCAGGACCAGAGACCGGATCATCAAGACCTGTGTAGAGTTACAGATGCCGGAGGAAGGCATTCGAAAGAAAAAAGCAGCAGGAGAACAGAGACAGTTCCTTGCGAGCATAATGGGATAGAGGAGAGAAGATGGTTAAGCAGATACTTACAAGAATTAAAGATGAGTTAAAGGCAATGCAGTAGTCCAGAGTTTTGGAAGACAATAAAAGAATTTTACGATGTAAAAAATGATGATGAATATTTTGATGCATTACATAAAGAAATTGAGCATTTATATGAAATCTATCCAGACAGTTTGGCAAGGTATCTGTCTTTAGCACTCTATAAATGGGCGGAAGATGTGTCAACAGGGAAATGTAAAATATAAGAAGCACGGAAAAGAATGTCGTATAAACACAGCAATGGCGTGGCTTGGCGAGGAAGTGCGGAGGAATTGCTACGAAAGGTTCTGAAATGATGTGCATGGCTGTGGCATAGCCATGAAGCGAGGAGCGGTGCAGAGGCATGGAGGCGAATAGCTATGCGAGGAAAAGCAAAGATGCGCGATGGAACTGAATAGTATAGGTCAGCCAGGGAGAAGAGTAGTACGGCAATGTAAGAAAACTATAAAAATTACAAGGAGAATAGCAGAATGAAAGAATTAAAAGTAAGATTGACATTTTTGGAAGAAATTTTAGGAACAGCAAGTGCAGACCCGGAGATTCACGAAACGTTTATCGCTTCGAATGCGCCAGACGCACCAACAAGAAAAGAAGAGATTGAAGCAATCGGAATTGAAGAAGTGGTTGAGAAATCCATGACCGTATTCCCGAGAGATAACGGCGTACCGATTTACTGGGATTACCAGATTAAGGGCTTTTTCAAAGATGCTTGTGGAATGCTGAGAAAGGTAACTGGTTCAAAATCTTCAAAAATCAAGGCTTACAAAAAAGAAATTGACGGTCTAATTTTCGTTGAAGAACGCAAAATTCCAATTCATTTTGAAGGTGAAATAGGAACTTGCCAGAGGCCACTGAGAGGACAAACACCGCAGGGTGAAAGAATTGCACTGGCAAATAGTGAGACAATACCTGCCGGAAGTTGGATTGAGTTCACAATCAAGTGTTTATGCGATAGCCATGAAGCAGCAGTCAGAGAATGGCTTGACTATGGAGAACTGAGAGGCATCGGACAGTGGCGTAATTCAGGTAAGGGCCGCTTCAAATGGGAAGAAATATAAAAGCATGACAGGAGTGATGGGAATGCCATATAACACAGCAAGAAAGTATTATGAAGGTATCCAGACAAGGAAAGATGTATATCTGTACATCATAAGATACTTGAAAGAGCATGATTATCCGCCAAGCATTCCAGACATCGCAGCAGGGCTGAGCATATCTAACCATACCGTGCAGAATCATTTCGGTGAATTACTGGAATGTGGATTGCTTGCGACAGACAACCCTGGTGCGCCACGAGCGTACCGAGTGACAGGATACAAGTTCAGAAAGGTGAAAGAAAAATGAGTAGCAAGTTAAAAGTCAAGAAAAAGACCAGATTTCCTGTTCAGACTCCTAATCAGGCGGCTCAGGCGTTCGGGCGTTCAATGCAGATCTGTTATAGACAGATAAAAGACGTAGAGCAGCAAGCCTACGAGGATGGATTCACTGTTGGTGAAGATTGGAGTAACACAATCAACACTGTCACAACCATGATGGCTCTGAGACGCTTATATGGCTTTTCCACGAAGCGTTTACTCACAGTCGTACAAACTGCCAATAAGTACGTTGAAATGGCAAATGAGGGCAAAATGAGCGTTCTGAGTATGATGCAGGACATTGAAAAGAACACAGATGTAAGATTTGACGAGATGAATAAGAATCTGGTTAAGAAGATGGGAGTATAAAATCATGTACTAACTGCACAATAGCGTGCCAGTTGCTTACATGAGGAAAGTGAGGATGGAAATAAAAAATAATAATTATACTTCATTTTTCAAAACGAAACCAAAGAAAGTAGAGAGATACATTCGTTGCAGAAAATGTGGCGGAAACATGGAATGGGTTGAGTACTATCCACCACAAATCAAATGCCCGAAGTGTGGATATACGGTACATCCAAAACCTTATGAGCCAGATTGTATCAAACTGCCAGAAACATTTGAAGAATATTATGAATTATACGAGAAAGCGAGGACACAAAATGCTAATCAGAAGTCAGGATAAAAGAATGATTGTAAATTTCGACAATATTTGCACAGTATCAGCGTTTCCTGAAAAGGATAGTGAGGATATCTATGTCGAAGATGGCACAGGCTCACTCATGGTCGGAAGATATTCCGCAAAAGAAAAAGCCATGAAGGTACTGGATATGATTCAGGAAGCCTATGTAAATGGACATATTGATTATCAGATACCAGCAGATAGCGAGGTGGTTGTATGAAAAGATCTGAAACAACAAAATTTCTTAGCCAATTGCTGGAAAAAAGCTGTTTTTCTGGACCAGGTAAATACTGGGCTAGAGAAGTAAGCTTTGATTATGACTACGCAGCAGGAAAGCCAAGAAGAGTAGATTACATGCAGTTTATTCCAGAAAATCAGTGCTCTATCTCAGCAATCGAAAAAGGAATATTTACATGCTATGAAATCAAAAGCTGTAAAGAGGATATTTACAGCGGAAATGGATTAAATTTTATTGGAGAAAAAAATTACCTTGTAACAACAATGGAGTGCTACAAAGAGATTTTACCTGATTTAAAAAATGGAAAATTTGCCCAACATATACGTGAGAATTTTCCGGAATGTTACGCGGAAATAGGTAACATGGGAGTAATGGTTGCAGTTCCGTATCAGAGAGAGGTTGACGAAGAATTCGAAAACCCAACACCACTAGATGGAGATGTGGAAAAATGGAAATTATCGGTTGCTATAAAGTGTAAACACAATGGATCAAGAAAAAGATCAATGACAGAACTGCTGTTTTGCATGGTAAGAAGCGGACATTGAGAAAGGATGAGATAATATGAGCCATATCGAAGACAGATTAATTCAACTGAAGAATGAGGTGGAAAACGCAGGGAACGGAGCTTATTTCTCGAAAAATAATATCTCAAAAATTGTAGAATTACTTCTTGCTGACCTAGAACATGACGAGAAAGAAAATGGCTGGATTCCGGTCAGCGAGAGATTGCCGGAAGAACACGATTCCATATTTGCAAAGTTTAAAGGAACGGATAACTGGAAAAGAGGAATGTTCGAAAAAACATCTAAATATGTGATTGCTACAGTTGTATTCGATGATGGGACAGTGTTAGTAGAGCAGGCACATACTACTGATGGAATTTGGAGAACGGATAAAAAAGTTTTAGGCGGAACAGTAGTTGCATGGATGGACTATCCAAAACCATATAGGGAGGACAGAGTATGATTACATTCTTATTAGGATTCACCCTTGGAATCATATTTGGAGTGGCTGGTCTTGCATGTGCAGCAATCATGTACGATAAGCACCATCCAGACGATTAGAAAGGAGAACGGTATGCTGACAAGGAATAAAAAGCTGAAAGACTACGGTATTCCGGCAGAGGACATAGAAAAACTGAATACGATGCTGAAAGACTTCCCGGCAAAGTACGGATACCTGCTTTCCGGTGCTGCCTTGTCAGCTTGCCCGAAAAACACGGTGATAGCGGATATAGTTATCGAGAATATCCTACACCGGAAAAGCTACAGGAAAATCAGCAAAGAAAGATATATCCCGATGAACCCGAAAGACTTCTACGGATACAGGCGCAAGACCGTCGCTGTACTGTATGAAAGAATGCGGTTATTGGGAGTGTGGGAGGAAAAATAAATGAAAGAATATAAATGTCCAAAGTGCAATAGTAAAAACCTTTTTACCAAGAAAGTTGGGAATAATACGGGATTGTATTGCGGGGATTGCGGTGCATGGATTAAATGGGTCGGAAAAAATGAGCTGAGAGCGTTTGAATATTTAACTAAGCAGAAACACGTAGACGATGCTAATAGCAAACAAGACGATATTGCAAGCATCATTTATAGCACTCTCGATCATATGTATTGCGATAATTGCAGATTCAATAGCGAAATTAAAGAAAGCGATAATAGTGAATGGAACTGTGATGAATGTCACAGAAAATATAATGGATGGGGAGTTTCCATGCAGGAAAGTAATAAAATTGCAAAAGAAATTTTAAAACAGTTAGGAGAATAGAATATGAGCAGACTGATTGATGCAGACGAATTAATCGAATACATCAAAATTTGGGAAATTGGCACAAGTATTAGTTCTGATCAGAAGGAGCTTATTGATTGCGTCAATAAACAGCCGACAGCTTTTGATGTGGATAAGGTTGTGGAGCAATTAGAGAATTATTTATTTGAAAAATATTGTATAGAAGGAGATGCAACAGTTGATGAAATTGTGAAAGGCGGTGGAGTTTAATGAGTAAATGGCATGTAAGTGTCGGAATGAGCTTATCAATTGATTATGACGATATTGAAGCCGATACAAAAGAAGAAGCTGAGAAAATAGCAAAAAGTAAAGCATTGGAAGACATTGATTACAACAATTGTGATTGTGATACTGGCTATCCAATAGTGTATTGTTGTCTTGAGGAGGAATTATGAGTAAATCAGTATTAGTGATTGATACACCGGAGAATTGCTATGGCTGCCTGTTCGGAACTGCATATTGCGGCGTACTTGAATATGTGGGTTTGTGTGAATTAGCTGACTGTTTAGATTATGATGCATTTCTGATGACAGAAGAACATTATGATTGTGAAAGCAAATCAAGACCCGAATGGTGTCCACTTATGGACTTGCCAGAGAAAGACAATGGAGATTATCCAGCCAATACGTCTGATGCTGGCTTTGTGGAGGGCTGGAACCAGTGCATTGATGAGATTACAGGAGGAAACGCAGATGATTGACTTAAAAAATACATGTGTTCTGGTTAGAACAAAAGAAGAAAATGAAATGCTTCTTAAAGAAGCCAAGAAACAGGGATTTAGATTTAGATGGGCTAAAGATCCATATTGTAAGTCATTGCAAGGACAACATTTTCCAGACATTTTAAAGTTTTGCGGAAATAAAGATATGTTTTATAGAGCATATATTAGTTCAAATTATACTTTCTACGAAGCCTCAGAACTCCTCAACACAAAAGAAATGACGGCAAGAGAGTTTGCTGAGCGGATTGCAGATATAAGCAATTGCAACGGAGATTGTTCAGAATGCGTATTGTACTTCACGAACACTAAGTGTAACCGTAGTTTGTGTAATGTCTGCAACTGGAAAGATGACATTGATGAACTTCTTGAAATTGCGAAAGCAGGAAAAGCGACAGTTCTTACGCCTAAAGAGAAAGCAATTGAAGATATTGAAAAAATTTATCGAGAATCCAGACCGCGCAGCATTAAATGATGAATTTGTAAATGCGTTGAAGATGGCGGTGGAGAAATTGAAAGAGGTGGAGTAGATGGAGAGATTAACACGCAGATTAAACAATAATAAAATTGTTGCGATAAAAGGGGACAGTTGCAATTATAGTGCGAACTCATTTGATTGTCAGCTTAGTGAAGGAAGAAAAAGATTAAAAACGGCATTAGAAAAACTTGCCGACTACGAGGACTTAGAAGAACAGGGCTTACTTGTGAGATTGCCGTGTAAAGTAGGAACAGAAGTCTATTACATTTTAGGCATTCCAAATAAGACGCCATGTGCAATCGACAAGTGTGTATTTAAGTTGTCGGACATAAATAAAATCGGTAAAACAGTATTCCTCACCCGTGAAGAAGCTGAGAAAAAACTGGAGGAGATGAAAAATGACAATCGGCAATAGAATCACAAAATTACGTCTCAAGAACTGTATGAGTCTTAGAGATTTTGGAAATGTCCTAGGCGTAGCAGATACCACAGTCTTGAAATGGGAGAATAATGACACAAGAATAGCCTTCGAGGACGCAATCAAGATGTGTGAACGATTCAGAGTATCGTTAAATTGGTTAGCCGGATTGGAGGATTAATATGAAACCAGAAGAAGCGTTAAAAGAATTAAGTTATGATGACACAGCTTATGGCGGTAAATGTACGTATGAAGTTAGACAAGAAGCTATTAAAGCGTTGCAAAAACAGATTCCAATGAAACCAAATAACATAAGATTTTTCTGGAAGATATTATATGACAAAAGGTGACTGCCCGGTTTGTAATATAGAAGAACTTTATAAATCGGATTTTTATTGTAATAAGTGCGGACAGAAATTAGATTGGGGTGAAGAAGATGACAGATAACAAACCTACGCTTGAAATTGACAGAGAAAAGAACGAAGTTACGATAAAATGTAATGGGGATACTATAAAGTTCAAAGATGATAATGTGGAAGTGACCAGGGCGAGCAAAAACATGATGTTTAAGTCACCAGACATAACCCCGCAACTCGCCATATCAGCATTCACAGTACTACATCAATATTGCAGCTCAATCAGTCCACATGACTGCATCAGATGCACATTTTACGAACATTGCCCGGAGTGTTTCATGGGGTGTCCGGGAGATCAGGACGAAACGATCAGAAAATTACAAAGCAATGAATAAAATTAGAGAGTCGGTATTTACCGGCTCTTTTTTAACGCAAAATTCCTCAAACATGTACCACAACTTTTCTACTGACCTGTGATAGAATATACTCAGAAGTGTTACTATGGGATTTTATAGCTTAATTCAGAAAGGATATGATTGGATGTTGATAGGATGGCAAACGAGGAAAATTTAAAACCATTTACAAGCAATCAAAGCCGTGAGGAAGCCGTGAAAAACGGACAAAAAGGCGGTATTGCATCTGGATATTCTAGGAGACAAAAAAAAGCCCTTTCTGATTATGTGAAAATTATAGCTGAAAGCCCTGCATCAAGTACTGCAAAAAAGAAACTTGCAAAAATGGGGATTGCTGACGAAGACGCAAATAACATGGCAGTCGTAGCAACTTCTTTGTATAAAAAAGCGGCAGATGGAAATATACAGGCTATCGAAAAATGGGAGCAGCTAACAGCAGCTTCAAAAAACGATGATGAAAAATACGAACTTCCTGCCAGAGTACTCGGCAAGGCATTCGTGGACATTAACCGGCAGATTAAGCCTAACATCGAATATGTATTCGAGGGTGGTCGAGGTGGCCTGAAATCTTCATTCGTAGCTTTTAAAATTGTTGAGCTTATCAAGAATAACCCCCAGATGCACGCCTGCATTACAAGGCAGGTGGCTGGCACTCTAAAAGATTCTGTATATGCTAACATGAAATGGGCTATCAACGAACTCGGACTGATGGAAGAATTTGAATGCAAGGTGTCACCGCTTGAGATCAAGTATATTAAGACTGGACAGACAATATACTTCCGTGGCCTGGATGATGAAACCAAACTGAAATCCATTAAGCCAGAGTTTGGATACATCGGAATCCTCTGGAAAGAAGAAAAAGATCAAATGAAGGGAGACGCTCAGGAACGTTCTGTTAATCAGTCAGTGCTTCGTGGTGGTGATGAATCCTATGATTTTTCATCATATAACCCACCGAAGTCAAAATCAAACTGGGTAAACAGGATTAAGCTCATACCTAACCCGAAAAGAGTTATTCATCATTCGAGTTATCTGGAAGCCCCGGCGGAGTGGCTCGGACAGAAGTTCATTGACGATGCAGCACATCTGAAAGAAATCAATCCAGAAGCCTATGAGCATGAATACCTTGGCGTTCCAAATGGTGACGGCGGAAACGTATTTGAATATCTGGAGATTAGAGATATTACAGATGAAGAGATCAGTCGTATGGATCGTATTTTCGCTGGCGTAGATTATGGATGGTACCCGGATGCCTTCTGCTATCTCCGAACTTATTACGATTCTGCTAGAGAGAAAATATATCTAATTGACGAGCTATATGTAAATAAATGGAGCAACTCCAAGACCGCTGATTGGATCAAGAAAAAAGGCTATGACGATTATACGATGATATGTGATTCTGCGGAGCCTAAATCCGTGAATGACTTCCGAGACGCCGGACTCCCTGCCAGAGGAGCAATCAAAGGACCAGGAAGTATCGAGTATGGTTTCAAATTCTTACAGACAAAGACACTTGTCATTGACCCGAAGCGGACACCGAACGCATACAAGGAAATTACGGAATATGAGTATGACAGGGACAAAGAGGGAAATGTAATAAGCGGTTATCCTGACGGAAACGACCACGCAATCTCGGCACTTAGGTATGCTTATGAGCCGTTATTTAACAGGAGGGGGTACAGTGCATAAAATGTTAGATAGGTACTTTTCAGATAAAATAAATAAATTCTTAAGCATCGGTTTAAAAATATATGGATCATCTGACATTAACGAAATCTTAAAAGTTGTAGAATATGAAGACATTATTGTGCGAGATACTTCTGTAAGATGGATGGATTTTAAAAGGTAGATTAAATGGGACTTATAACAACACTAAAAAGGTGGTTTAACATGATTTTCAAAAAACAAGCCGAAGAGGACTTTAATATTCAGGCGGCAGAATTTCCAGAAATGGAATCACTGATTAACCGGTGCGCGAACATTTACAGGGGAGTTCCGGAGTGGTTAGATGATAAGAATAATATCAAGACGATCAATTTTGCAAAATCCGTCTGCTCAGAAACAGCCCGGCTCGCAACCCTGGCGATTGGCATTCAGATAGATGGTTCTGCAAGGGCAACATGGTTACAAGAGCAGATCGATAAAGTGTATTTCCAAATCCGGCACTGGGTAGAATATGGCTGTGCTTATGGAACCGTGTTCATTAAGCCGAACGGCGAGAGCCTCGATGTGTTTACTCCGGCAGATGTGATGATTGTGGATTACGATAATCAGGGAATCAAAGGGATTATATTTAAAGATTCGTATACAGTTGGGCGAAAATATTATACACGACTTGAATATCATAGGTTCGTTGAGACTACAATAGATGGCGTGACAACTTATCCGTACTATGTTTCAAACAGGGCTTATGTATCAAAATCTCCTCAAAGCATCGGAGACAAGATTGACCTTAAACAGACCAAATGGGCTGACCTAATGGCAGATACGCCGCCGATTCTTAAGGCGAACGGGGAGAAGTTGGACGGACCTCTGTACGGAGTTCTACGGACACCACAGGCGAATAACGTGGATATTAACGCACCATTGGGTTTGCCAATATTTGCCGAAGCTATCGAAGAGTTAAAAGACCTCGATATTGCATACAGCAGGAACGCCGGAGAGATTTTTGATTCGCAGAAGATTGTCTTGGCAGATGATAGACTGCTGATGCCAAGCGGTACACCTGTAGCAGCCATGTCACCGCAGGGTATGGAGAACAGACGTAATGAGATGAAATTACCGCACTTTGTCAAGAATGTATTCGGGCAGGATGAGAAAGAGTTCTATCAGGAAATCAATCCAATTCTCAACACAGATACCCGTATAAGCGGCATAAATGCCCTCCTTGGACAGATTGGATATAAGGTCGGATTCTCTAATGGATATTTTGTATTTAATGAAAAAAGCGGAATACAAACAGCCACAGAGGTAGAAGCAGGACAACAGAGGTCTGTACAATTTATCAAGGACGTAAGAGACCAATTAGACAAAAGCATAAAACAAGTAGTATATGCGTTGAGCGTATATGCAGATTTATATGGATTGGCCCCAGTCGGTGCATATAAAGTTCAGTGCAACTTTGGCGAAATGGCATATTCTTATGAGAGAGACCGAGACAATTGGTGGAAGTATCGCTTACAGGGTGACTGCCCTCCTTGGATGTATTATGTCAAATTCGAAAATATGACAGAATCCGAAGCGAAAGCAATGGTCAAAGAAGCTCAGCCAGACGAACCGAAATTATTTGGAGAGGAGTGAGAAAATGGCCGATACATTCAAGGGAATAATCACAGCAGATGGGAAGAAGAGACAGTTACCTTATGGAAGTGTTCTCGAAACGCCTGTATCTGATAAAACATTATCTGCGGACGGCGCTTTTGCAGATGCTAAAGTAACAGGGGACAAATTCAAAGAAGTAAAGGCGGAAACTAATTCACTAAAGGAAGATTTAGTTAACTTAGAGAATGGTACATGTATTTTAAAAGGAGAATTTGACGTTGGTAATATCAAAAGTTCTACTGGCGAATATGAACGTGATTATATTTATCAGGTATCGAATAAACATCCCATTTCCTATGATACAAATTTAATATTATATATTAAAGATGGATTTCAAGTTGCTTTTTCTTGGTATGATAACGATGGTAGTTTTATAAAAAAAGATTCGTTTATAAAAAATAGAAAAGTAATAACGGCAAATACAAAGTTTTCGGTGACTATTTTAAAAACAGGAATTACAACTGGAATTGCTGATGTTCACGAATATTTAAGCGCAATAACATATGAATGGGAATTGATAAATTTAACTTACAGAAATGATATATTAAAGAATTACATGAAATTTGTATATGGAACTTTATCAAACGGTATTCCAGTTTCAACATCTGCATCAAGATTTAGAAGCAAAGATATTTCTTGTGCATATTATGATACCACTTTTAGGTCGTTGGAAGATAGATTTGTTTTAGCATATCATTCTTATGATGAAAATGGTAATTTTTTATATGATAGTGGGTGGAACTATGAAGTATCAGTAAGCAAAGGCACTAAGTATAGACTATTATTGAAAGATACTATGGAGGAATATAAAGAAAATGATATAGAATTAATTACAGAAAAATATGTTGCATCATATAGTGGCATAGAAGGCAATAGACATCTTATAGATGAATTAATTGGTAAAAAACCGGTAAATAATTTTAATGATTATACTGTTATAATGGCTCATCGAGGATATTCAAGTATTGCTCCAGAAAATACAATGCCAGCTTTTGAATTGGCATATAAAAATGGCTGTAGGTGTATTGAGACTGATGTTGTTTATACATCTGATAGAATACCAGTTTTATCTCATGATATTAATATTAATAGAACTGCTAGGGACAAAAATGGAAACATGTTGCCAGAAACTGTTAATATTTCTACTATTACTTATAACGATGTTAAACAATATGATTTTGGAATTTGGAAAGATGTGAAATATAAAGGAACGGAAATATGCACACTTGAAGATTTCTTGTATTTCT